GGATTGTAGTTGTTCGGTATTTGAATTTAGAATTGTTCATCATAATTTCGTTCTTCTGCTTCCCAAATATCATTTACGTTTGAATTTGAGCCATTTTTTACGTTTCCTACTTTATTGTTGTCATAAACACCCTCATAAACCTTGAGCCAATTGTTAGAATCTCGAAAAAGCCAATCAAAATCGGCTTTCCAACCGTCTTTACTATCACCTTTGAGAAAACTGTTCTTTTGCATTTTTTGAAATATGCTTTTAAGAATTTCAAAAGCCTCTTCTTTGGTTCCATTCTCGGAAAGTTCTTTGATTTCGTTTAAGCGATTTCTAACTTTCTGTTTTCGTCCTCCTCGCTTTCCGTTACTGTTTTTACTTGTCATTTTAAGAACAGAGCGAAAGCCGGAACAAGTTTCATTCCATAAATTTTTAACATTTGTAAAATCATAGTCTTGAAGCTTGAGGGGTGGAAACTTGTAAGAGTTTTCACAAGATAATCTTTGATTATCTACCTTATAGCCTTCTAATCTTTGATTAGAACATATTTCAGTTACAGTATCAGTTACAGTATCATGTAGGCTTTGCTTACTGTTGATAGCATTTGCTAAAGTTTGCTTACTGTTGGTAGCATTTGCTAAATTACGTGCTTTTGCTTCTCCTCCTTTCTGTCCTGCCTTCCGGCGTTCCTCTAATACTTTAATATACTTCTCGGTGTTCAAATCCATTTTCTGACGAATGACAGAAAACAACATCTTTGCGCCGCCGCTTTCAAGCTCTATAACCTCCCCAGTCAAAGAATACAATACAACAGCTTTAAAAACTGTTCCGGCTTCTTCATCGGTTAGCAATCTCAAATGTTCACCGATATCATTGTATAGGATAAAACTATTCACCATTTTTATGAGCGTTTTCTATCCAATATCGTTTATACCTTCCCCCGTCTTGAGCCTCAACCCATTCGTCATTAACATTAATCCCCATATTGCGGATATTTCGGATAACTGAACGAGGATCGCCAATATGTAACCTAACTGCAATATCAATCACACTGTAACGGCTACCACTTGAAAGAAGTGTAATTATTCTTGCCTGTTTTTGATTCATATTACACCTCCTTATTTTTTACCGGTTACAACGTATCCCGTTGCTTTTCGGTCTATCTCTTTAGCAGTCGCTTGTCGGTTCTGTTTCATCCATTCATCAAGCTCCACACGGTCGAAGTATATTTGCTTTCCATTGGGACGATAGTACGGGATTAGATGACTGCAAGTAGCTTTATAGAGCCATGATTTACTAAGCCCGGTATACAGTGAAGCCTCTTCCAAACAAAATACATTCTTTGCAGCTAATAGGCTGTAACGCTCTATCCTGTTTAATTGGGGAGCCAATTGACTCAAAATTTTTTCTTCCATAGTCCTTTTTTTATTATGACATTGGAAGCTGTGCACCGCCCCCGCTGTCTGGTTTGAAGCACAAAATTACTTGTAAGAAAAATTGGATAAAATATCTGTATATCTGATTTTTGAGAATGTCAGATATACAGATGTCTGAATGTTAGACGGTTAAGATTTTGCTTTTTTTTACGATGTTTTCTAATTCAGTATGATATTCCGAAATAACTGGGCGTATCAGTTTGCCCGTTTTATTAGTAATTGGCGTTATATTGTTTGAGCTCAAAGGTTTGCCATTAGAAAAAATAAAATGTTTATTTAATAATGCGATATTGGTTATTATATTATCGGGATACTCCAAAAGACAAAGCAAATCAATTAAAGATTTTTTGTTTATAACTTTCCCGTGTGTTTTTCCGTTTGTCTTAATCCATTTTAGTGGATTTGCGTCCTTGTCTTCGATAAAACTCTGTTCTTTTAGTAGTTTTAATAGATATTCTGATAAGATTATTTCCTTTGTGTTATCGCTATTAGCTAATCCTTTTTTAATTCCCATTAAGAATGCTTGTTTTTCTTCAAGATAACTTTTCTCTGCATAAAAAGATAATACTACACTCTCTATATCATCTATTTGTTTTTGAATTTTGGTTTCTGCAAATTGCTGATAAACATCGTCTATTTTACTTTCAAATTCGGATTCCTCGTATTCTTGTAGTGCTTTTTGGTATGGTTCAGACTCTTCAAATTCTACAATATAATCAGCAATTCGGGAAAGATATTCTCTTTCAATGCGGGAAGCCTCTAAGCACAAAACCCCTAAACCCTTTATTCGTCCGGAGTTGGTAGAACTATCAAGAAATGATATTTTAGTCTTTAATGATTTCAATTGCCGAATAGCTTCATTATAGGAAGCCTCTGAAATTGTAGCGGATTTTCTTTTCTCCACTTCTTCGATTATGCACTTGCTATATTTATTCATGGAAAATTGTATCAATCGTTAATGCTTGGAATAAGGTTTACCGCTTCCTGTTTCTTTTTATCCAGCACTTTTGCGTATATCTGTGTAGTCGATAGTTCTTTGTGTCCTAATAGTTTGGATACAGTATAAATATCAGCTCCTAAATCCAGCATCATAACGGCAAATGTGTGCCGCCCGGCGTGAAAGGTTACGTCTTTGGTTATACCAGCCAGTAAACACCAACGCCGCAACTCTAATAGTGTTTGGGAGTTGTATTTAAACCCGGCAAATACTCTTTCCGTGCTTTTGCCTGCCTTACCTAAATAAATTTCTGCCTGTGGGTTTATATCTAAATATTCTTGATTGCCGGTTTTCTTTTGCTTGAATGTTATCCGGGTAAAGTCTCCAAACTTTTGCACCTCACCCCAAGTCATTTTCTCTATATCGGATTTTCGTAGACCTGTCAAACAGCTAAATAGAAACGCGCGTTTTAATACAGGGTATTTACAATCAGTTTTAGCCAGCTTTTTAACCTCGTCTAACGTTAGATATGTCCTTTCCGTTTCTGCTTGTTTAAAGCCCTCAACGCCTCGCAGTGGGTTAATAGGTATTATCCTATCCTCAAAGGCTTGATTTATGCAGGCTCTCAATTTATTGAAGTATGAAACTTTGGAGTTCTGGGATAGGGGTTTTGCCTCTGATAAATCGTTATTTTTTCTTTTGTAGGCATCTTTTGCCGCATTGTCTAAGTAATCCTTAAAACCTTCTATCCAATCGGTTGTAACGTCTTTAAATGTGGTTCTATTGGTGCAATATCTTTCTAAATGCTTTAAGCAGCTATACCAGTTGCCCCAATTGCCCCGGCTCTCCTGGTTTCCGTGCCTATCCTCGCACATTTTTCTGTAATAATCCAAAAAAGAGGTATCTATTTTAAACTGACTGGTAAAACCGTACTCACCGTTTTGTATTTCAATTTGGCGTTTTGCTTTGATTGCTTGCGCTGTGGCTAATGTTTGCTTGTTTTGGTCTCGCTCTATCGGTGTTTTAGCATTGATAAGATAGAGTTTCAAAAACTCATATTCCCGTTTCCCGTCTCTGTAAATATCCAAATACAGGCTTTTGTTACCGTTAGTCAAAGCTTTCTCTCTTAGTTTTACCGGTTCTTTTTGTGCCTTTGTTGAGGCTTTAGACTTCTTAGATGTTTTCATACTATTTCTGTTACTTCTGTTACTCGAAACATAGCGGGTAACAAACCAGCAACAAAAATACGATAAAAAAGCGATAAACAAAAGAAAAGATAGTAAACATAGAACAAATGTCTGTTATCTTCTGAATATTCTGTAAATAAAGGTGTTTGCTTTCTTTTAATACTCTCTTTTTTAGCTCTTATTTTCTTTGTTAAAAAAGGGTTTCACTTTCCGATACAAAACTTTGAAAATATGTTTTGAAGCACTTCTTCGGTGGCTATTTCACCTCCTGTGATTTCTCCTAAATAGTGCAGACATTCGCGGATATCCTGAGAGAGAAAATCACCTGATATGTGATTGTTAAGGCCTTCGATGACACGAGCGATAGACGATTGGGCACGGCATAATGCTTCGTAGTGACGAACATTCGTTACGATTACGTCATTGTCATTTATAGATTGCAGGTCGATGATTGAGAGTATCTTATTCTTGATCCGTTCGATATCTGCCGGCTCTTTGCAAGATATGTATATAGACATTACATTACCTGAAGTGTGCATCGGACTTTTTCGGGCTAAGTCATTTTTAGTGCCTACCATTAAAACCGGTTTTCCCAGACTTTGCAGCCATTGACTGGTGGAGATTACATCGACAATATCTTCATTTGTGAGATCAAACAGATAGAGTACA